AGGCCGCGGTTTCCGGCTTCCCCTTGTCCCAGCGCAACCGTTCAAACTGCAGCCATTGCATATGGCCGCAATGCGGGCAGGGCACGAAATACCGCCGCTGGTCGCTGGCCTCGAATTCGCGCTCGATGCGCGACAGCCCTCGGATCGTGGGCGTCGAGACCATGAAGACCTTACGCCGATGAGCGAAGGTGGTGGTCCGCGCCTCGGCCAGCGTGACCGGATCGCCTTCTTCATCTGCTGAGGCCGGATAGGCATCGACCTCGTCCAGAAACACATAGCGCGCGGGCATCGATCGCAGGCCCGTGGCCGAGTTGGCCCCCGTCAGTACCAGAATGCCGCCCGGGAACTCCTTCGACAGCATTGAGTTGCCCGCATCCCTGGACCGCGCAGGCTGCACGCGTTCTTTCAGCGCCGGGCTATCCTCAATGAGCGGATCGATCCGCCCCCGAGATGTACGCTTGGCCATCTCGACCGTGGGCAGCACCGCCAGCATCGGACCCGGCGCATGGTGGATCACGAAGCCGATCCAGTTGTTGCCGGCCTCCGTGGCCCCAACCTGCGCGGCCTTCATAAAGCTGATGCGCTGCGCTGGGTGCTTTGGCGAAAGCGCATCCATGATCTCGCGCAGATAGGGCGCGCGCGCCGTCCGATACCGCCCCGGTTCTGCTGCCGCGCGCGATGACAGCCAACGATGCTTGTCCGCCCACTCTGACACTGTGAGGTCAGCATCAGGCCGCATGCCCCGGCGCCACACACGCAAGATGTCCTGTGCACCGTCAAACCCGAGATCGAGGCCTTCGGTCAGGTCGTGGTCATCTTCCCCTTCCCTGTCATGCAAGCGAGACCCGGAGGTCTGCGAGGGCATCGAGCTGCTCTCGGACATGGGCTTCCAGCACCCTTTGCAGGATCGCAGTCTCGATCGTCACGGGTTTGCCCGATGTCTTCTCCAACTCTGCGGATAACTGCGCGGCCATGAGGGCGGCCACGCGGGTGGGCCAGGTGACCCAGGTGTCGCGCTCCTGGCGCGCGAGGCGAAACACCAGCGTCTCGGCGCGCGCACGGTCTACCAGTACGCCCTTCTTCTTCTGGATCGAGAGCTGGCGTTCCTGCGCCTGGTAAACGGTCAGCGCCGTGCGGGCCTTGATATAGGACGTGTTGTCGCCGGGGCCGGAGACGGCACTGGGAGCCATCGTTGGGCTCTCACCACCCGCGCCAAGCCCGCCCCGTGACCGTATCTGCTGGTCTGGATCGGTCATGCTGCCGCGCCGCGCGTCCGAGGCGGCGGCATTAATCGACCCGTCGGCGAAGAGCACCAGCCGTCCGGTCTTGCGCGCCTTTTGCACCGCCCCGCGCGAGAGGCCCGCGTGCTCGGCATAGGCGCGTTCGGACATACCTTCCATGACGATTTGTTGAGCCTCAACATATTGGAAATAAACAGGAAACGAGATCTATTTGGGTTGATTACACTCCCCAGCAGAGCGATTCATTGTGGCACGAAACGGGTGCATCGCGCCCCGCACTCAAGGATCGGAGAGAGCCATGCGCGCACAGGAGAAGATGGGGCACAGCTCGATGAGCGAAGGGTGGCGGGATCACACCAGCCCTGCCCAAGAGCGGGTGAACTGGGTGATGGACGAAGTGATGTCGGGGCGGATGAGCCAGGCCGACGGGATGGTCGAGATGGCCAAGGCCCACGAGATGATGCGCGAGGAATCCCGCGCGCGCACCACGCACCCAGAACACCGCTGGGAGGAGTGATCATGGCACCTACCCGCAAGCCCGCTGATCCGAACTCCACCCGCGACGCCCAGCTCCTTGAGATCGCCCAGCGCCAGTTCCGCATCGAGACGCTGGAGACCCAGAACTGGGACCGGCTGGATTTCCACGATGTCGCCGTCTGGTCCATCCGCGCGGCGCTCGAGGAAGCCTTTGAGGCTGGACGCCGCGCAGGCCCAGCCAACACCCAAGTCTAAAAGGACATCCTCATGACTGCCATCACCACCATCCGCATCGACCACGTCGCGCTGCCGGAACACTTTGATCGCTCGCGCCCCGACGCGGTTGCCGAGGTCATCGAGGCCGAGCTGCGCGACGCAGGGATCATGGCCGCGGCCTCTGACGTGATTTCGCACATCAAGATCGAACTGCCGACCACCCAGCTTGCCGCCGCCAGCTCCCTGCTGGCGAGCCTCCAGCTGATCTGAGGGCGCGACGATGAGCACACGCGCGCAGATCGCCATTCAGATCGGGTCCGAGGAATGGGCCCACACATACGTGCATTTCGATGGCTACCCGTCACACATGCTGCCTGCGCTGGCCCCATGGACCCCCGACGATATCCTCGCCGCCCGCGAAATCCGGCAGGTGCGAGTTGATGCGTTGGACTGCTTCGATCCGCCCCGCGCGCCCCGCATCCTGCCGCGCCCGACCTGCGAACTGTCCCATCTCTACGTCTGGCAGGACGGGGCATGGGTCCATGCAACAGCCTCTGCGGATTGATGATAAAGCAATGATATTGCTTATATTTTACTACGATAACCGGCGTGCTGGAGCGAATGTCATCGCACCAAAACGATGCAACTCACCCGAAAGGCCCAAGCCATGAGCAACGCCACCGCCACCTTGATGGCTGACTTCCGCAGCGCCGCAGAAGAGATAGAAGCCCGCCTCGCTCCCAGCGCCTGCGCCACGATCGCCTCGCACAACTGGATCGTCATCGACGACTTCGGGCCGCTGACTTTCACGCTGACGCCCGAGGGCCGCAAGCACCGCGCCGCCTGCACGGGCCATGGCCGCGCGCATAAGGTGAACCGCTTCACGAAAGCAGATGCCGAGCACCTCGCCCACGCCTGCAACGCCCGCGCTGCCTTCTGGGCAGACGCCGCGCGCGAAGAGGCCGCCACGCTCCGCAGCCACATTGCCACGCTCGAAGCTCTCAGCGCCGCCTGATCGCACACCGGCGGGGCCCAGCGCCCCGTCCGCGCCCATCACAAGGATTCCGACCATGACCAAGCACTCCAGCCTGCCCAGCCGCAACGAGGATTACGGCTTCTTCCGCACCCTGACCGTCTGCCCAGAGCGCGACCGCTGCAGCGCGGAGGTCTGGATGCTTGCCTCGCGCCTGATCGCCGAAGCCATAGGCGCCAGCAGCGAGGACGAGATGATCGGCATCCGCGACTTCCTGGACAGCAACATGGGCCGCCACTTCGCCGACGATGTCGTCGGCAACATGACCGGCTGTAACATCGGGCTCGAACCCGCCATCGGCTCCGCGATCCGCCGCTGGCAGGACTGGCGCATCGACCGCAAGACCGAGCGCGATTACGGCATACCCGTGGGGCTGCCTTACCTGACGGGCTGGGTGCAGCATTTTGCGGTGACGGCCGCGATGGCCGAGAGCGACTGACCCATTCCTGACACTCCCATCACGACAGGAGGCCGAGATGCCCAAACTCACCGACACCCAGACAATCATCCTCAGCCGCGCGGCCACCCGCCCCGATAATCTCGCGTTGCCGCTGCCCGAAGGATTGGCAGGTGCTGCCGCGAAGATGGCGGTCGCAAAGATGATCGAACGCGGTTGGCTCGAAGAGGTCGAGGCCAATCTGCGTCGTGGCGAGCCCCTCTGGCGCGAGACCGGTGATAGTCATGGCACCACGCTGATCGCAACCGAAGCTGGTCTCGCCGTGATCGGCATCGAGCCCGTCGTCGCGACGACCATGAGCAATCTGCGCAAAGTGAAGCTTGAACTGGCCATGGCGCCAAAGGAGACCGCCGAAACATCGCCCGATGCCGACACGCCGAAGCCCGTCGCGATCCGCACCGGCACCAAGCAGGCGGCGATCATCGCGCTCCTCGAACGACCCGAAGGCGCCTCTATCTCCGAAATTTCCAACATGACCGGATGGGCGCCGCATTCAGCACGCGGCATGATCGCTGGTGCCCTAAAGAAGAGGCTCGGTCTGCAGATCAGCACCAGTTCCCAAGACAAGCGTGGACGGGTTTATCACATTTGCGACTCAAGATGATGTGGCTGAAGTCACTGCTCTGTCTAAATGTCGTTATGCTCTTGCGAATCGTAGCATTGAAGCCGACAAGCGAGGAAGGTTGACCGCCTGTCGACCTGTAGCTTTTGCGGTTGCCGACCGCGAACATGCCTCAACTTTCAGGGTCAGCTTCGGCTGGCCCTTTTTTCATTTTCCGGTCCAGCGTGCAAACGCGCGCCGCAGGGCATAGCTGCGCAAGAGCGAGATCGCCACGAATGCACCGCCAATCGCCAAGTTATCGCCGAGACTGACGTGCAACCCAAACCATGGAAACACAACAATCTGCGTCACCACTGCCAGTGCGTATCCCAAGACTACGTTGGTCACGGCTTCGATGAGCGAAAGGCGACGCGATTGGGTCATGCAGCCAACCGCTGTGACTTGAGGGCTGCAAAGGTCTCGCCGCTGTCCAGCAAGACTGCCTCCTCGCCTGTGAAAGCCTGCCAGCGCTCGATGGCCACATCTACGTAGACCGGGTTCAGCTCCACCCCGTAGCACAGGCGGCCAGTCGTCTCGGCCGCGATCAGCGTAGTGCCAGAACCCATGAAGGGCTCATAGACCGCCTGGCCGGGGCTCGAGTTGTTCAGCATTGGCCGGCGCATGCATTCGACGGGCTTTTGCGTCCCGTGAACCGTGGCTGCGTCCTGGTCTTTGTTGGCAATCTGCCAGAGTGTCGTCTGCTTGCGGTCACCTGCCCAGTGACCCTTGCCCTTGGCGCGCACGGCATACCAGCAGGGCTCATGCTGCCAGTGATAGTCACCGCGGCTCAGCACCAGCCGATCCTTGGCCCAGATGATCTGGGAGCGGATAGCGAAACCTGCAGCCACCAAGCTGTCGGCAACGGTCGCGGCATGCAGCGCACCGTGCCAAATGTAGGCGACATCGCCGGGAAAGAGCGACCAGGCCTCACGCCAGTCGGCGCGGTCGTCATTCAGCACCTTGCCGGTTCGCTTCGTCTTTGCAGCTCCGGCTTGGTTGCGCCAGCTGGGGTCATATTCCACCCCGTAGGGCGGGTCGGTGACCATCAGGAGGGGCTTCACGCCACCAAGCATTCTCCCAACAACATCTGCGCTGGTGCTGTCCCCGCAAATCAACCGATGCGAACCCAGCTGCCAGAGGTCACCCGCCACCGACACCGGTGTAACCGGCGGCTCGGGGATGTCGTCTTCGCCTTCTGTCGAACCGCTGTTCCCGTCATCGCCACCTTGCGCTGCGTTCAGCAGCCCCTCCAGGAACGCGTCGGAGAAGCCCAGCAGGTCCGTGTCGAAGCCCAGCGCCTGCAGGTCGATCACTTCCAGACCCAGATTGAGCTCGTCCCACTCCGCCATATCCGCGACGCTGTTGTCCGACAAACGCAGCGCCCGGCGATGGTCCTCATCAAGATGCGACAGGCGCAGTACTGGGATCTTGTTCAGGCCAAGCTGGGTCGCCGCCATGATGCGGCCGTGGCCAGCGATCAACTCACCGTCGTCTGAGATCAGGCATGGCATGGTCCAGCCGAACTTGACCATATTGGCTGCCAAGACCGCGATCTGATTGTCGCTGTGTAAGCGCGCATTGCGGGCATAGGGCCGCAAGCGTTCGATCGGCCAGAGTTCAATCTGGCTCGGCATGAATGGGAGATCCATAGGGCAGGGCTCGGATGGGCGTGCGCAGGGACCCGTGGCCACCCATGGGCGCCAGGACTTGCAATCCGCGATGTCAGGAAAACGAAACGCCCGCGAGGGTCTCTTCCGGGCGCACTTCTTCGATGATCAAGGGGTACGTCAATGGGGGCAGCTTTGTCAAACGGTTTTTTGACGTTGAATCAATGCCTTCTGGGCGCCTAGGCGAAGGTGGCTTCCTGGAGTGGCTTCCGCGGTCCCTGGATTCCTCTGGGTGGATTCCGTGGATTCCAACCGGGATCCACCTTTCCCTAAGCGCTGGTTGCGCAAGCCCATGAAAATGAGTCGAAATCTCAGCCGAGCCGGCGCAGGTGGCTTCCGGGTGGATTCCCCGGTGAAAAGGCCAGACGCTAGAAAAGTCTCGGGCTGAGTACGCCCGTATACGAATAGGGCCGGGGAGGAACCATGCCGGGGGGGGATCGTGTCGGTTCCGGCCCAAAGCGGATATTCAACCCTTGCGTGATCACCAGCCTGCATTGCATGATCCCCGTGCAAATATTGTGAGGTTTTGGCTTGCCACAGATTAACAAGACCCTTGAGTACCGCCGCGCCCGTTTCAACACCCCTGGTCAAAACCTCGAGCAACTGACG